ATGGTTACTACATCATAAAAGGTTTCATCATTGGTCTGATAGCCTGACCTTGCAGCCTTCTCCTTGCGGGCATAGCGTTCAACCGCACGCTTCATCTGCCAACCGATACGCCTTTGGTTAGCCAGACGAACAGCCTCATTCTCTTCTGCCAGTAAGCCATTAAAGTATGAGATGCGTGTCATTACCCAAGCGTATGCCTCTTGGGTTAGGTCGGTACGATCTACATACTTACGATAGCGACGATGAACAATAGTCACCACGCTGGGTACGATGTCATTAATTGCTGGGTGTGGTTCAGTCACAGTCAGGTAGCACCAAATCTATAGTGTGTTGGATGTTAAGTAGTTTGATAGCAAGGAAGTCAATGTAATTACTGGCATCTGCTAACTCTTCGATCAGTTCTCTGATGGTATCTGAGGTAGTAAAGGACTCAAACTTCTGACCCTTAGCGTGTGAGTACTGGTCGTGGCCCACACCTTTGACTCGCATAGCACGAAGAGATGCAAAGGATTCAATGAAGGATGTTAAGTCTTCAGTTGATACACCTATTGCACGATACCCAGTAACAGCAGCGTGATCTACTAACGGGTTGGTTGTGGGCGTATTAGTATCGTCTGACTCATCCTGTCCTGGTGCAAGATGTGAAAGCCCATATGCTGCAAAGTCTGTAACATTATGACCCACTCGTTCTCGGTCATCGTCATACATCACACACCCCCAAATAATTTCAACGCCTCATCCTTGCCGTGTGCAAGGTAGAAGTCATTGATGTCCATTGATGGTGGTAATGATACTATGCGTGAGTTCAATACCTCTTGTGACACACGGCGTGAGAACTCAGCACCTGGGTTGGTACCATCATCCTTGATGTCGTTGTCACCTACTACATACACGATGTCATAGCCTGTAAATAACTTATTAAAGTGTGGCTTCCAAGCCTGCACTCCTGGTACTCCCACTGCTGGCAGGTTCAAGATACCTGATACAACTACTGCATCTAACTCACCCTCACACACCACGATACTAGATGAATCAATGGTGATATCAGCAACGTTATACAGGTGTCCCTTCTGTCCTGTCGGTGCACCATACTTAGGCTTGCCATCATCTAGCCTACGAAACTTCACACCCACACACATACCAAGGGATGTCAGATAGGGCACAGAAAGCCAGCCCGCGTGCATTTCGTGACCATTGATGGGGTCTGTTACCACACCCAACGAAAATTGTTGGGCAATATCTTCAGAGATCCCACGTCCTTCGAGATACTCTAGCGCCCTTGTGTCCAGGTTTTTGCTGTAATGATTGACCGCTTCCAGCAACGATCTCAATTGCTCGTGCGAGTGCATCCTTAAACTCCAAGTTCTCTATGATACCTACGACATTAACCGCGTTACCACCCTTCCCGCAGGTGTGGCAGAAGAACAAGTTGTCATAGGTATTGATGACAGCGCTTCTTCTTTTATCAGGATGGATGCAGCACCTTACAGATGCAGACCTTCCCTCTCGTACTTCCCCTCCATAGTGCAGAACAATTGTTCCTATGGGGATTGTGTTTGCATCAACGGGACCTTTGAACCTTCCCGCTTTACGTACCCTGGACCAGTCTTGTGCTGGCATACACACCCCTTGTCGTCGCACTTCTCGTGCCAGTTAGAAGCACGTTTGTAATGGGTTAGAGTGTTCTCTTCCCCTGCCTTGTGACAGTTCTGACAGATCATTAGAACTCCTTTAGTTCTGCTACTGGTACACGCCATCCACCGATGACTTCATCTCTGTATGAGATAGTTGCATACTCAGCAGGGTTGCACCAACCATAGACTTCAACCTGTGAGTAGTAATCTTCATCAAGGATCTTAGTTCCTACTATGATCTTGCCCTCGTCCTTGTTCCAGAACGGGACTGAATCACGTGTGCGTACTGTGCGTACCTCAAAGTTAACACCAACATCAGGCAACTTAGCACGACGAGGATGTAGTTCATTGGGATACCACGGTACATTCCAAGCGGTATCAGTAAGAGATGCAACAGCCCACTCAGATACGTTGGCTCGCACATTGGCAAGAAGTTCGTGCTCTAAGTAGCCGTTCTTCTTACCCTCTGCATAGTTAGGTCTATCAACAGACCCATACTTAGCAAGCCAACGCTCTGTTGCAAGCATTGTACAGACTCTTACTTCATCCCTACTCAGGCGTACTATCATCAGCCTCTTCTTCGGTAGTTGATTCTTCAACTACTTCTTCTGGTACTAGGATATCTGTTGTGGTGATTTCACCTTCTGGTACTGGCATTATTGTTTCTCCTTTATCCATTGTGCTAGGTCTTGAATGACCCAGGCATTTTCTATTCCAGAGTTGCGACGCTTAACTACAACGTAATGCAATGGAACTTCCCCAAGTCCACGCGCACTAGCATAATTAAGCGCCTCAACTTCTGCTTCTCTCCAGAACTCAGGCAAGGAAAGGGTTGCCCTGTTCTTGAGTTCAAGGATATAGGTTTTCCCCGCGATGATCGCAACCATATCCCCTTCATCTTTTGCCCCAGCCTTAGTCAAACGTTCTGCCATAACTCCGCATTTGCGTAGCCATTTCATTACATCTGTCTCAAACTGAGAACCTTTACGTCCATTGGGATTAGCCATTAGCGCACCACCTGAATATCAAACACGTAAGTAGGCCCTACCTTGTGCATCTTGATCTCCTATCTGGCACGCTGCAAAGTTAACAAATAGTGTAGCCCATTTAGAGGCATCTGCTGTGTGTGGACCAAAGCGATTCTTCACCGCAGCCACACGCAACAATCTTTCTAATGGGTCATAGCCCAATGTGAGTATCAGCGCAGGTAACTGGCTGACCTTACCGTGAATAGCACGACGCGGAGGTGGCATACTCGGTGATCCGTACTCACTCTGCTCGCTGACGTGATGGAGTACTAAGACGCAAGCCTGAGTCTTGCGTGCCATATCGTGCAACTCCATCATAATTGCACGTAGCCCTGCCCATTCATTGTCTGTTTCGGCTGCAACATTCATTAAGTTATCAATGATAATTAACTCAGGTGCTATTCCGTACAGTTCAACGTAGGCTTTAATCTCTAATTCAATGTCATCTAATGATGGACTTGAATCAAATACCCATTGTATGTGTGACATCTTTGATAGGTGTTCTGCGTAGAAGTTTGGTTTGTAATCCATATTAGATTCAACAGTCAACTGTGTGTGTCCTGAGATCTGCGCTGCAGATCGCATCAAGACTGTTGCAGTATCAGTATCTGCCGAGAAGAAAAGTGTAGGTACCTTAGCCTTGATTGCATAGACAAGAGCAAACATACTCTTACCAGCATTAGGTGCAGCAGCAACCATACAGACTTGCCCACGTCTAAACTTAATGGACTCACCAGCAAGGCCAGTCCATACATCAGGCAGTGGGATAGCCTTTGTCTGACCACCCATTACTGCCCTGCTTAGATTAAGCAACGTCTTCCTCCCCATTTAATATGATGTTCCTAGAGCGTCTAATAACTCGACGGTCTGAATCTGCTAGCCCACCCCATATGCCGTGGCGTTCTTTGTAGATTCCCCACTCAGCACACTCAACTTTATGAGTGCACGAAGCACATATAGATTTAGCAAACTTTCCATCAAGTCGCATCTGGCGCTCATTGTTTTCCCTATCGGGAAACCAGAAGTCACCACCTACCTCTGCACACAGCGGGTTCTCGTACTCACGAGGCTCCCGCATCGTATTATCTTAGGAAGATAGGGTCGCACTTATCTGCTGCACCCTTTGGTGCAGAGCACATCCACGCTCTCCAAGGCCCACGAGCAGATGTTCCAGTACGGTAAGTCATATTGCCGTGTTTACAGGTAGGTGCCTGTCCTTCTACTACCTGTGGTTGAGCAGGTGCTGCTACTGGAGTTGCATTAAATGACTCAGCAACTGATGCAACTGTTGGTGCTTGTGCTCCACCGTGCAAGTCATTACTAGTTGACTTGATAAGTGTTGCCACCATACCTAGATCTGCAAGACCTGTCTCTAAATCCTTGACATCTTTTGCATAGAGATTGATTAGCGTTCCATCATTTAACTTGTAATTGATTTGGAACTTTGTACCTTCTGTTGCCATTTACTTTCCTCCAGTTTGTCTGATTGATAACCTTTGTGATTCATTACCATACTTCTTAGGCACATACCCAATAAGTTTTTCTACTTCTTCACTGTCAATACTTTCACGTCCTCTGACAGTTGTCCAACTGACTTCTATTCCACTAGGTGTTACTCCCAGTAGTCCTTCAAAAGAAGTCTTCAATGAATCTTGTTCCTTCTCTAGTACCTTGATCTGCGCTGCTAACTGTAGGTACAGCAGTGCATTCTTGTCAACATCAGCATCATCAATTACTAGGTCAGTTGCTGGTGTAAGTTCTTTTTTTATACCAACGCATCCCATCTCACCTGATGCGTCGTAGAACTTGCAATAGTGTTTGCAATAGGAAGCATCTCGTTCTGGATCAGGCGCGGTATCTGCTACCTTGATTGCTGCTAACCAGTTCAATGCTTGTAGTGCAATGGTTTCATCGTAGTCTTCAGTATGTACTTTGACATCTCGCTCATCACCATCACGTGCAATAGCAACGAGCGAGACGCGCTTTACATCATAGCCATTCTTTGCTAGTAGATAGCCATATGTCTGTACCTGCCAGCG